CCTGGGCCACGTCGATGAGCACCTCACCGCCCTTTCCGCGCGCCTTGCGGGGCACGCCGACGAAGGCCTCGTCGCCTTTGACCACCACGCTCACGGCGTTGCGGAGGTCGCCTCGGACGAGCAACGACTTGGAGCCGCCGAAGCCCTCCAGGCGGCGGGTCGCCAGGGTCAGCTCGGACGGCTGCTCGAGCGACTTGCCACCTGGTGCCTGTTTCGTGAGGCCCTGCACGATCTCCTTGCGAAGCAGCTGCGCCTCCTGCTTGAGCGCCACGCCGATGGCGAGCTTCAGGCGCACGGGCCCAGCCCCAAGCAGCCGCCGAGCGGTGGCCCAATCTCCAGTCTTGCGGACGGTCATGACACCCTCCGGGCGGCCTGGCGGCGGTCGTGGAAGGACACGAGCAGCAGGTTTCTGCTGGGGCGTGCGCGGTTGAGTCCGAAGCCCATGGGCCGAGCCTCTTTCACGAAGAGACCGGGAGGGGTTCGGATCTCCTGCACGAGCGCGCCCGCGGTGTCGTAGATGGCACCCAGCCGGTCGCTGGGACGAATGAGCGCGTCGCCGCTGGCTTCATCCACCAGGCCGAGGCGCTCGAGGTCCGTGAAGTGGAACACCAGATCGATGTCGGAGCGCCCCGCGTTGCCCGACGCGTCCATGCGGAGCAGCTCGAAGACCTGCGGCTCCACCTGGCAGGGAACACGAACCGCGGTGTGCTCAACGCGGACAGCGGTGCCCACGCCGTCGTCGTCCTCGTCGATCCGCACGGGCTCTTTGAAGTCCGGGTCATAGCCCGAAGTGTGCGGTCCATCGGCGTCAGGGTCGGTGGTCGCCATGGCGTGGGTGTCGAGCCGGTGCAGCTCGGCCACGAAGGGGAAGATGAGCCGGCCACGCATCACACACCTCCCAGCGCCATGGGGCGGCGGTAGCGCAGCAGGATGCCGTCGATCTCGGGATCGCCCGTGATGGGCCCCGAACCCTTTTGCCGGTCGAGCTTGTAGCTCTGGTCACGGGTACGCTCCTCGAGGATCCGCCAGCGGTTCTTGGCGTCGTCCGAGTCGGCGCTGGTCAGCAGCGGCAGCCCGCGCAGGACCATCAACATGCAGGCCCGCCGGATGGCGAGCGGGGTGCGGCCCTCGGGTGTGCCGTCGTCCTCTGTGAAGCCGAAGCGTCCGCCCACCTCAATGTTGGCCTCGCCTCGCGTGAAGGTCCGACCGCCCAGTAAGGTCAGGCGCGGACCGTCGTCGCCAACAACGACCGGCGCGCCCACCACCACAAGAACCTCCTCGTCCAATGACTGCTCGGTGCCGTCGATGGCGAGGAAGTCCAGGGTGATGGGCGGCGCCGGTGGTTGGAGGCTGGGCGTGCCTCGGCCGCTCAGCCGGTAGCGCATGAACCGGGGCTCAAAGAACCAGCCGGTCACGCGGTCGATCTCGCGGCTCGCTTCCTCGATGAGCGCGGTCAGACGGTCATCGGTGGCTTGGGCCTCGGTGACCCCCTCGGCACGCAGATCTGCGACGGCCGCATACACGGGGGGCCTCCTACGAGCTCTTGGCGGGACGCTTGGGCTTGGAGCCCTTGCTGGCCTTGCTCTCCGGCAGGTCCTGGGTGGTCGTGGCGCGGGGCTCGCTCACCTTGATGGTGTCCGTCGCGCCCTTGCGGACGGCGGCGGACTCCTTCTCGGCCGTCTCCATCGCCTTGGCCTCGGCGTCCGAGCAGACGTCGAAGGCCAGCGGCGACTTGGGGTCGGTCGGATCCTGGTGGGCGTCCCGCAGATACTCCGCGACCCCCGCGGTGACGCGGTACCAGCCGCGCTCCTGCTGGAACTTGATGCCTCGGAAGGTGTAGCGGCGCAGCGTGTAACCGTGGCGCGGGTCGTAGGCCTTGAGCCTGACGAGCATGGTCTTCATGGGTCAGTCTCCTTTGCCTACAGCTGCACGTTGACGGCTTTGACCACGCCCGGCTCTTCGGCGAACTTCACGTCGAAGCGCAGGGTGGCGACGATCTTGAGCGTGCCCTCGGAGATGTCCCGCGCGGACTCGATGCGGATGTTCCGCCAAAGGCCGACGTGGATGTTCTTCGGGTTGCACAGCAGCACGACCGTCTGGTCTGCGCCTCCGCCCAGGTCCTCGGGGAAGAGCGGCACGGGCCGCACGGGAACGCCCGAGTAGAGCACCGGGGTATCGCCCTCGAGGAACTTGTCGCCCACCGCGGTGGCGCGCTCGGCGAGCGTGTTGCGGAAGTCGAGGTCGGCGTCGACGCTGGTCAGGAAGGACATGGCTTTCTTGTCGCGCAGGTGCTCGGACGGCAGCGTCTTGAGCATGTCGCGCAGGATGTCCTTCGAGATGGGATTGCCGGCCGCGTCCACCACGTTGCTGGTGGCCTGCTTGAGCACGCCGTCCAGCACCGCAAGGAAGGCGTCGCCCGAGGCGGTGTCGCCGTTGATGATCACCTCGTCCATGTCGCGGCTGATGGCCTCGGCCATCATCTCCATGATGGTCTGGCGCAGCTCGCCGCGCTCGATGCTGTCTTCGAGGACCTCGTCCGAGAGCCGGACCTCAGCCTTGAAGAGCTGGGCGTCCAGTTCCACCTGAGACAGGTCCGGCTTCACCCGGTCGCCGCCAGCCAGGGCCGCGCCCTCGCTGCCAGCGCGCAGGATGCGGCTGCCGAACTTGATCTTGGAGATCTGCTGCTTGGGCGAGCTCATCGGGACGACGGTCGCCATCTTCATGATGACCGAGTCCTTGATGAGCAGGCGCATGAACTTCTGCGCCTGGGCGGGTTCGAGGAGTCCGCCGTCGGTGGTGAGATCGGACAGTGCGAGGTCTGCCTTCTCGAGAATGGTGCGGTTGGTGAGATAGCTCATGGGAGGGGCTCCTTACAGGTCGTGAAAGGAGACCGCCTTGTCGACGCTCTCCCGGTCCATCGGGTTGTTCATGTCCATGGGCCACCCCAGGGCAGGGGCGGCCGTGCGGCTCGGTCGCTCGTCGCTGCGGGCGCTGTTGGGGATCCCGAAGCGCTTCTCCACCTGTGCGATGCGCTGGTGCTGGGCCTGGACCGTGGTGGTCAGGTCAATCAGCGCCTTGGCGACCGCGTCCATCTGCTCGGTAAAGGCGTCGTTCGCTGCGGCAGGCGCGGCCTCGGGTGCCGGCTCCGGCTCTGGGTCGTTGACGGGCTCCGGCGTCTTGGCCTCGGCGGCGGCGTTCACCAGCGACTCGACCCGCGAGAGCGTGGACCGGATGGACTCCACGGCGCTGGCGGTGTCGGGCGTGGTGCCCTCAGCGGAGTGTTCTGCGGTCGGCTCACTCGCGGGCTCGTCGCCGGCGAGCTTGGTCGCCAGGCTCTGAAGCTCGGTGGCGAGCTCGACTAGGCGCGCCTGATCGCCGCCGTTGGCGTTTAGGATCTCAACGGCCTCGGTCAGCCCCTCGAGGGCCGCGACAGCGGTGGTGATCACGTCGGGCGCTGGGCCCGCGTGTGCGTCTTTGGTTGCCTGGGTCGTCTCGGCGGCGTTCTCTGCGCAGTCCTCACTGACCGGTGCGGCGTCTTCTGGGTTCATGGGTTCGCTCCTTTTCACGATGAGAAAGCGGTGTTCGTTCGCCGCTCGGTCCACGAGGGAGACCTCCTCGACGACCATGTCGACGAGGCGGTGGATGGGGTTGTCTTTGGTCTGGGTGTCGCTCACGCCGCGGCCTCCTCTGCTTGGGGTTGAGGCTCGACCGCGTGGGGCTCGGGCACGCGCCTGGCGGAGCCGCCGATGGAGAAGCCGGTGAGCTGGCCGTCTTTGACCTGCTCCCAAAGCTCGTCAGACAGGATGCGGACGGCGAGCAGCCAGGTGCCCTTGGCGACGGTGGTGTCGCCGATGGCGAAGTCGCAGGGGGCGAGGAAGCTCTCCAGGACTTTGACCTGCTCGTTGACCCGCAGGCGGTGCATCACGCCCAGGCCGCCGAACTCTTCCATGAAGCGGTGGGCCGAGTGGCGGAAGTCCTCGGCCGAGTAGATGTCGCCTTGGGCGTCCACTTGCTCGGGGGCGAGCACCACGCCGAGG